ACTGACGGGCAGAGAACTTACAATTGGAAGTAATGTCCCAGATGTTCACAAAATCCTTGTCCTTGGCCTTACGGATACCGCGACCGATGGACTGAATGACGCGCACAAACGACTTTCCAGGCTCAATGAGGACCAGATTGAAAATACGCGGAATGTTAATGCCCACCGCTGCAACGCCATAGGTAGCCACCATAATGCCACACTCGTCCTCATTGATTTCCGTGTAGGAATCCTTGCGGTCCTTGGATTTTGTTGAACCAGAGACGAAGGAGGATTCTGGGATGAGCTTGCACAACTCCTTGCCGGTTGTGATGCGGTCCACAAGAATGAGTGTGTTACCAGTCTTTGCAGTCTCCTTGATAAATTCCGCCAAAAATTCAAGGCGCTTCTGGTCTTCAACCAAGAACTTGTATTCGTCCTGATAGGTCTTGTAGTCCTTGGTGTCCAATAGCTGCATAATGTTGACGTGACAGTTAGCCAAAACGCCCCTATCCATCAGGTCAGACGCGGCCAAACGGCTCACGACATTACCCAAAGAAGCGTACAGCGCGTAAGCGTCACATTCATCCTTCGGGATTGTACCAGTGAGTCCCCAGCGGATAGGAATGTTCGCCATCGGCCCGGTGAGTAGTTCCTTCAACTGGTCGGCCTTGGATGAATGCGCCTCGTCCACCATCACGCAGACCACTCCTTCAAGAAAGTCGTGCAAGAACATCTCCGGTGTGGTGCGGAAGTCATCCGGCCACTTGCTTTTCTTAGCCAAGATGGAAAGGGACTGCCAAGTGCAGATGGTGTGGGTCTTGGTGTATTCCTTACGGTCGCCGTAAAATACTCCCACGTCCAAGCCCAGATTCTTGTAGTCGGACTCGGTTTGTTCTACCAGAGACTTGTTGGGAACAATGATGATAGAGCGGCCATACGTTTCTACCAGCTTGGAAAGAGTGGCAGTCATCAGGGTCTTACCCGCGCCGGTAGCGATTTCCTGAAGGCACTGTGGGTTCTGAAGGAAATTGTTGATAACTTCCACCTGATAATCGCGCAGAAGGATTTCCTGACCTTCTGCCGGGTGTCCCTTCGGCCACGTCGGGCTATCAAGAACTTCAGTCAGCCAACGCTCGTGGACTTCTGGGAATTCAAAAGTATGTGTTTGTCGCTGGTCTTCCAGTTCAATCTCATACCCGTTTTCCATAATGATAGGGAGAACCTTGTCCAAAAGGTTCACGTAGGTTGAACCACCGAGGGTACAGTACGCCACTTTACCGTCCCAGCGTCCAAGCTTAAAGGCGGGGAGGTGACGGGCATACGGAACCATAAACTTCAGTGCCTCTACCATCTTACGGCGAACAACTGCGTCCAGATCGTGGAACTTACAGTTCACCTCGTCGCTAATTACCAGTTTCGTGATTTTAGTCATTAAAATATCTCCAAAGGAATAAATTCCTATCGTGAAGCCAAAAAAAATAGGCACTGCCAATACAGTGCCTATTTTACATCAAAGTAGGCTAAAATATCAAATTTCACGCCTCTGTAGTGTATTTAGCAAGATTTCTTCAAATGATCCTTTGAAGACAAAATCAACCAATACAATCTTGAATTCCCTACATACTTCAAGGAGATATTCATAGTCTGCGCGATTAGTTGGATACTGAGCCATCAAGATGTAGTTTGTGTTCTGCAATACATCTGCATTGTCCAAATCCGCAATGCTTGAAACAAGGTAACGAATTTCGTTACCAGAGATGTGACGGTCATCCGTGTATTTTTTGTGTTCTGGACGAGGGAACAAATACCGGCCCATCACATCTCTCTTCGCCCCTCCGGTCTTTCCGATACCAACATCACATCTATACAACTCACTTTTGAGTGTAGAGGCGAGGGAGGTGTCTTGGGCAATCACGATAAAGCGTTTGTCCGTATTACCAAAATACGTGAGGAACTGACGTTTGATTTCACCAACCTTGAACTCACAATAGCACGGGGTGTGTAGAGAGTTGAAAATTGACGGGTCCAATCCTCCATCCAAAACGTCAGTTACCAAGCTCTGAAGCGTTTGCCCATTAGAACGCTGTAGAGCGGCATCTGCCTTCAAATGGTCGCTGATGTTGGAACGACGGTCCCCCTTGCCTGCACGGGCCTTTAAACGCTCTACAGAGGTATTCTGGAAGCGGATATTAACCAGACGGTTAGTTTCACTTCTCGGCACCAGATTGGTGCAGATTCCAAACAGGGACAGGAACCGATGGGCGTCAAAATTAAAGCCTTCGTGCTTTCTCAATACATCGTAGATGTTATAACTATACAGACCAGATGCAGTCTGGTTGGGCCACATTACGTCGCAAATTAATTGGTTAAGGTGATTGTTATTGTTCCCAAGACAAAGCATATTGAGAAGAGATTGTTGATCCATTCCCTCAAGCCACAAATTCTCCAAATTCTGAACAAGAATGACGTTCTCCACCTCATTCAACATACCGGAGACATATGCGGTATTCCGATAATCAAGATTCTTGCTGGTCGTGAATTCATCCGAGATGAATTGTCCAGGGGACAACCTATCCATTAGCCCCTCCCGAGTGAAATGGTAGGCGGTCGTGATGATAATATCGTGTTCAGGGAACGGAGTTGTATCAACGGTAACATCAGACGGAAAGATGTCTGTTTTTCTTGCCACATATGGAAAAACAGAAATACTCTCCTGTGGGAACACCTGTCGCGCAAGATTTGCCCAACGGGAAAAATTATCTGAACGGGTCAATATTACGAGTGGCTTTTTTCCAGCAGACCACGTTGCCGCCAGGGCCACAAGTCCAGCACGGGTTCCAGTTGGTTCAAGAATGATAGAACGATTATTCCAATCTCGGACAAACTGCACACTTGCCCGTTCTTCATCCGAAAGTTCTACCGGAAAATTTTCAAGATTTACCAAATTGGTGTTGGCAAGATCACGGATAGCTTGGTCAACAACCAAACCTGAAAGCTCTGAATATCCCACCAGCTTGCGAGCAATCTCTGGTGTCTTCGGGAGGTTCTTTACGTCAAACATTCGTTCCGCCGATGAATTTGACCCATTCAGTCACAAAACCATCCAAACACGTCACCTCAATGGTGTCATCATTTGCAATGGCACGACTTGGACGGCCAAGGTTGTTTTCAAAATTCATAAAATATTCTACAACGGTATCGTCAAATTCAAACCTGAACGCTCGGATGATTTCAACAATCTTTGGATATGAGGTGTCATTCACCTCCAATAGCCACAACTTGGTGTCCTCATTAATCTCAAAGAACGTTGGCGTTGTCTGACGGGTGTAGGGATTCGCAGATTTAATTTCACGCAACCGTTCAATGATAGTCGGATTGAACTTGAACCGCATCAGCATCTTGTTATCACCAATGTATCTAACCTCCCTGCGGAGAGTTTTACTCTCATACGGTGGTTGGCGGTGACTTGGTGAATTAAGCAATACATCTATGGCCGATGCATCTATACCACTCACAATCAAGAGATTGCGATATTTGGTGATGAGTTTCAAAACGATATTGCTCTGTGCCGTGGAGAGAGGCTTCCCGCTTCTGGTGTAGGAAGATACATCGCTGATAAAGCGACGATCCTTCAATACCGAAATTTCCTGTTTATTGCCGTTCTGATACGGCGGTGTCCACAGAAATTCTTCAAGCTTTTCCAGCAGGCTTTCCACAGTCAGCATAATTTTACCTCAAATCCGCATCTTCCATACCGGCAACGCGCAACTTCGTGATGTTGGACACGGCGAAGCTTTTTTGCTCAATACCCTTCATAATGGCGAGGTAACTGTTGCGGACAAGGGCCACCTCATTGATGACAAGCATCAGTTTAATAACGTCATCATCGCCATCCGCGTAACGGTCAGCATCTCGGCTGGATAGGGTCTTGTTATAATGTTCAAGATACTTCTTGAACTTTGCAGTTTTCGTCTTATTCAACTGGATGTTGAGAAATTCCAAGATGGCTTCAATTTCCTGAAGCTGAGAGAACCGATGTTCCACAATACCTGGGAGCATCTTGTTGGCGTTCTCAATATTTCCCTTCAGTTTAACCTCTTGCTTGGCGGTGTGAAGCTCATTTTCAAAGAAAGCGAGCGCGTCAACCAACGGTGATAGATCATCGGGATTGGTGCTGATTTTCCTGTACCAGTCGTGCATTATTCAACTCTTGATTGGAATGATAAGTCTTTGGGGAGAATGTGACCATTATAGGAGAAAGGACAGTCTCTTGTCAAGACTGTCCTACTTCCTATTCTTATTATTGGGGCTTACTCGTCGTCTTCGTAGTAGCCTTCATCATCCTCGGTTTCGCCGTTCTCTTCGTCCAGCATTTCCAAGGCCGCGTCAATATAATTGTCCACGTCACGAAGGTCTGTAATGGATGTAACATCAACTTCCCAATCAACAAGGGTCTTGAGATAGTTGTATGCAACGTCCTGACGTTCCTTAACGGGAACCTTTACAGAAACTACGTCCCACAACTCCAAAATAAGTCCAGCTTCCATTTCCATAATACACCTGTTTACTCTTCGGTGGCACTATTTGCATCCACCTTGTCTTCGCCACGGTCGTTCTGAATTGCAGCGATAGCTTCATCTTCTTCCTTCTTGGTGAAGTAGTGGAATTCGCTCATCATCTTGTCAAGAATCTCATTTGTGTACTGCTTGCGGAACAGCTTGATTTCCATACCCTTCGGGTCCGTGTACTTCAGCTTGTTGCCGTCCTTCACCAACAGACCCTTCTTTTCAAA